TCTTCCATCCGTGCCAAAGAAACGACGGCATCGGAGAGTTGATCGATCTTGTTTTCAATGCGTTCCAGGCGCGCTTCTTCGCTCATTGTCAGCACCTATTGATAAGGGTTTGGGTTTCCACAGCTTAATCTTCCTTTTCTAGAGCAGCCTTTAGCTTAGACATAAAGGCATCCTTGCCGACCATCAATTGATCCAGATTGAACTGAGCATTGGCAATCTTTCTATCCAGATCCACATTGTGCTGGAACAGAACCTTCTGCTCGTCAGTCAGGTCGTTGAAGTCATACTCAGTACCGTCAATCGTGATGGGGTTTGTTTGTGTCTTGCCCATGTTGATTTCTCCTATTAAGCGGCTGCGGCTTGCAGCGGTGAAAGATCCTCATCTGTCCAGTAGTCCTTGGCCAGCATGATATTCAGATGCTCTTTATTGCGGGACAGGATATCTGCCCAGTCTTCATCTGACATACCTTCCGGTTGACCAGCGTTGATGAGGTTTACGGAATCCATTGCTGCCGAGTAGTGGCGAGCGATTTCTTCTGCGGTTGGTGTTTCAATAATATCAGTCATGGTTATGCTCCTTTTAGGGTTGCGATTTCAGCTTGTAGTGCGGTTACTTGGGCAGACAATTCCTTGACGGCGTTGACGAGATACCAAGTCAGGTTATCGGGATCAACCGTCATAACGCCTGTTTCTAGTGTACGAACACAATCCGGCAATACCTGAACAATTTCTTGTGCAATTACACCAAGTTGTACGCCTTCTTTTTTAACTCGCTGTTCCGGGGGAAGATCAGTAATTTCATCCTCAGTACGATATTCAAAATTACGCACACGAAGTTGGTTGATTTTGTTCAGCCCGTCGTTGTTATCAACAATGTTCTTCTTTAGACGCTGATCTGAGGTAGTTGCCCAAGATGATGAGTTATTGCTCTGGTAGATGCCATTACCCAAATCATCGAACCACCCCGTATTAGCACCTTTGCCGGTTGCTCCGGTGGGTCCGACCGCAATAACTAGCTCGTCGTTAGTACTCGTTGTTGCTGGGTTGGTTGCGTACCCTATGTGAATATTATACGAGCCAGTGACAATACCAGTTGTCCAACCACCTGCGGCTGAGCCAATTAAAGTGTTTCTTATGCCTGTTGTTAAATATTGACCTGCTCTTTCACCAACTGCAACATTGTTAGCACCTGTGGTGTTTGCGTACAGTGACTGATAACCAACAGCAGTGTTGCCATCGGCGGTGGTGTGTGCCTCAAGTGCTGAATAACCAACAGCAGTGTTGTTAGAAGCAGTGGTGTTTGTTCTTAAAGCATTATGACCAACAGCGATGTTATTAGAACCTGTTGTGGTGGAGGTTAAAGCACCTGAACCAAATGCTTGGTTATAGTTACCACTTGTCAGGTTTCTTAAAGTGCCATTACCGACAGCGTTATTTTGCTGACCAGTAATACCGCCAGCAGTTACATCCATTGATAAACGACCAATAGATACATTTAATGAGCCAGTTGTAATTTTTGAACCCGCTAAGTAACCCATACAGACATTGTCTGTACCAGTAGTAATTGCATACCCCGCCTGATAACCAACCGCAGTGTTGTTAGAGGCGGTGGTGTTGTATGCAAGTGCGCCTTCACCTAAAGCAGTATTAAATGAGCCAGTTGTATTATCAACTAAAGAAATTCTACCGATTGCGGTGTTACTTGCTCCTGTTGTATTTGCATAACCAGCCTGATAACCAACAGCAGTGTTGTTGGAGGCTGTGGTGTTGGAAGCAAGTGCGGAAGTTCCAACAGCGGTGTTGCGTGCACCAGTAGTGTTTCCACCTAAAGAACTACCACCAATTCCTACATTGTAAGAACTGAGATTGTTCTTAAGAGCATCCTTACCCATAGCAACATTTAATGTGCCAGTCTGATTTAAGTACAAAGCCTGATAACCAACAGCGGTGTTTTCAGAGGCGGTGGTGTTTGACTTCAGTGCTGAGCCGCCAACGGCTGTGTTGTTGGAGGCGGTGTTTGCAGTAAGAGCCTGAGAACCAATGCCAGTATTGTTATTTCCGGTTCCAATTTGTAGTGCGGCCCGACCAACGGCTGTATTTTTTGTGCCGTTACCTTCTTGCGCCCCTACACCAATCCCAACATTATCTGTGCCTGTAGTTATACTTGTTCCTGCATTTAATCCAATAGCTATGTTGTAGCTGCCTGTGGTTACAGAATCTAAAGCACTATCGCCTAACGCAGTATTGCCCGTACCAACCGGATAATTCCCATCCAGCTTGATGGTGCCGCCGTTAAAGGACACATTGCTCGATGCAGTCAGAGTCGTAAATGTCCCCGCCCCTGCACTTGACCCGCCGATGGTGGCTCCATCAATCGTGCCGCCGTTGATGTCGACCGTGTTATTCGCCGTCACCGTGACCGGCAGTGTGTACCAAGCAGAGTTCGCCGAATTGCGGATCTTCAGAACATTGCTCGAAGTATCCATCCATAGCTGGTAGGCATAGGTTGTGGATGGTTCGGTCGCGCCTGAGTTGATCGTTGCGATTGCGCCAAGCGCGTTGTTCAGATCCGAGCGAACATTCGCGCCTGTGTCGTTGGAGATAATGTAGTCATGCTGGCTCATCAATAGCCCCTTGCAAAGTAGTTGAATGTCCGCGAAACCCCGCTGGCCCCGCTGTTGAAGAATTGTATATCAAATCCGGTTTCGCTCTGGCTGGAAATGGTGTAGTAGTCGCCAGAGTCCATATCCTGCGCCGTGATTGCTAGAGTCGGCTCGACATAGAATCGGCTTGTATAAGTCACCGAGAAAACGCCGGTTCCGGTTGTGTTGCCCTTGACCCATTCGGTGCGGTCTGGCGCGTCCACTTCGACCTGAAGAGTCGAGATATAAATCTGGTGCGAGGAGTCCACGATGGAAACCTCAATCTTGAACTTGAATGCTCGTGCCTCGTAATCGCCCACGACGATCTTTTTCCAGTCTGACCAAGTGGGTGATCCAGACGGATCGTCATCGGTGTACGCGACATACAGCGTCGCGGTGACATCGGTGATATCCTTGCCGTTGTCGTCCCAATCCTTCCATGTGTCCAGATACGCCGTGCGCTGGTCGATGGTGTCTGCTGTATCTCCTACGGTGAAGGCTACCGTTGGGGTCACGCGCCAAGTCTGCTTGAAGCCGAGGTCAATATAATCATCGAACTCGTAGCTGCCGGCAGGCTCAAGGCCACCCACAGCGTCAAATAGACCCCAGTCATCCATGTAAATCGTCACCGAATCAATTGCGACATCGGCATTCAACTTCAAGACTGGAGGCGTTGCGGTCTCATCCACCACCATATTGGTCTTGGTTCCGGGAAAAGTCGGCTGCTGGCTATCGGTTGTAATGATGTTCAGGTTCAGCAGGCTAGGAACCGTGGTGACGACCGCTGCGGCATTCTCAGATTCGTTGCCGGTTGAGTCGACGGCTTTCGCCATGTAAGTCCCGCTCAAAAGCGGCAGGACTGCGCCATTCGATGCGCCCGGTACTTGCTGCCCGATGTCGATGGCGTTTTTCCACTCTGCCCCGCTTGACAGGGTTGAGTAGCGGAATCGGATGGTGCCGCCCACTTTCACATCGAGGTCGGTTGCCGGATTCCATCCGAAGTGCGCCTGACCGTTGATGATCTGAAGGTTCAGGCCAGTCAGATCGGCAGGGCGAGCGGTGAGGCCATAGACCACTTGGCGGACGCTTGACCAATCTGAGGCCACACCTGCGTCGTTCACTGCGCGGACACGGAAGTCGAAAGTGCCCGGTTGCTGGTCTAAATAATCGAAGAAAGTGCCGTCGGTTGAGCCTGCGCGCGTCCAATTAGGCTCAGAATCTAGCCTGAACTCGCAATCGTAGCGGTCAATGTAGACCCCGATGGCTTCCCATTCGGAATTGTTGGTTGAGATCGCCCAAGTCAATCGAGCCTTTGCCTTCACGCCAGAGCCATTGGTCGTGACATACAGGGATTCGGTAACGCCAGAAACACCCGGAACATCTACCGAAGGCAGAACTCCATCCGCCTGAATCTGCTGAACGCCAAGCGTCAGCCATGCCGACCGAACATTCGCCGTATTGACTGCACGAACGCGGAAGTCGTAATAGCCCACATCCAGGCCATCGATGATGAATGTGCTGGACAAGGTTTCGCCACGATCCAGCCAAGCCTCTGCTGGCGTTGTGCCGGCTGCGTTGTATCGCTGAGACTGAACCTCGTACTTATAGACGAACGCATCCTCGGATCGCTCCCAGTTCAATGTCACTCGGTTGTATAGCTGTGGCATGGCTTATGGGTTGAAGTAGAGGGTTTCGGTAAAGGTGATGTTGGTCGGCGCGACAACAGAGGTGATGTCCGGCAGATTGGTATTCGGGGTCGGATCACTCGCCGGAATCGTGCCAAAGTCGTACACAGTCTCATCATACTCAATCGCCTTGACTTGCACCTCATCGGTTGACTGCAAAGCGATTTCGATCACGCGGAACTTCTTGCCTGCGCCTGAGTTGAGCGTGTCCCATCCCGGAGTCTTGTGCGAGATATACACAACATCGCCAACTTCGCAGCGCATCCCCTCAATGGTGGCCGTGAACTCGCACGATACCTGCTGGCGGGATTGGTTCAGGGCCATTGTTGCGATGGCTTTTGCGCGCGGCTCGCTGCTGGTATATGGCAACTCAATCTCGCGCTCTAGCAGCAGACCGTTGTCAATGGTACGCAGGGCGGTAGATTCCACCGCTGAAACATCCGCCTGCCAGTCACGGTCTGGGTTGTAATAATTGATCCGAACGCGGTTGAAGGTGTTTTGCTTGTTGCCCAGCCCAATTGCCCAACCGCCGACAATATTGTCCTCATTGAAGGTGAATGTGGCCGTTTCAGGCTTGTCGATCACCAGCTTGTACTTGCCGCCAGAGAAAATCAGGAATCCACGGCAAGCGGTGAGCATTTCCTTGATGTTTTCCAGGCTAGTGCGGCCAGTATCAACGACACCATCACAGGTATAGCGCGCGACAGATTGACCGCCAATCGTGACGGTTTCATCGCAATAATTTGCAGCCGCCGAGAATGAGGTGTCATCAATCAGGCTGGAATCAATGCCGCGTCCATAGCGGGTGTTGGTCAAATAGTCACGGATGCAGAGAGCCGGATTATTAGAAAATGCTGTTGAAGTATCGCGAGGATCATAAACCTTGCGTCCATCCACCAATGCGGTGATGGTCGGAACCCCACCAGGGAACACTTCCTGATCGTATTTTAGGCGAGTGTAGAGATACGCCGTGCCGCGCAACCTGTGAGCAGTTGTCCATTCGCTGACCGCATCCACCAATTCCTCATCTGCGGCCTGATCGTCTGTGCCGGTATGAATCCAGCATTGTGCAAATTCACCGCCAAGCGTTGAGGCGTAGGCATTCGTTCCTTCGCGCATAGTCAGGGTGAAATCGAAATATCCCTCGCCACCATTTGGCTCGTAAATCTTGACGATGGCTTCGTAGGAATTGGAACTGCTCGGCTGCTGCACGATGGAAACGGTTGAGCCGCCACGCTTGCTGGCAATGCTCAGGGTTGCGTCATGCAACTTCGCGCCAGAGATTGAAGCCGTGTCGAATGGGGTCAGGTTGATCGTTGCGCTCAGATCACCATGCCAGCCCTCAGATTCGTACCCGCTTGGGCTTTCGTCATAGGTGATGCCTGCCGATGCTGCGCCAGATTCCAGCGTTCCGCTTGTACCAGAGCCTGAATAAGTCGGGCCACCTGCTTCAGCGCAGCCGACTTTGATATACAGGATGTGGTCAACATTGCCGCGAAAACGCATGACCTGCTTGGTCTGCTCGATGTTGGTCATCGGAGAAGTTGCAGCTTCGCCCGCGTATTTGCTGTCGGTGATTGGCGTTCCGTTCAAATACACCTGCTGAACGCTGTCAATCTCACCCTCGCCAAGGACGGTGACGATATGCAGGAATTTGTTATCGGTTCCAGAGGTGCGCAGGAAAACATGATTGCCGCCGACTTCACGAGTTCCATAAATCACATTGATATTGGAGACCGGATTCTGCGTATTGATAAGCAGGCCACGATCTGCGAGCGGCGTGGAAAAGTCTGGGAGTTCTGGTTCCTTACCGAATACGGCTTGGCTCAGACTGGAGCCAATCATGGAGCCAATCATGCCGCCGATAGCTCGTCCAACCATTGCATTAAAGGCGGTCGTTGCATAACCGCCAACAAGTGCATAGCCAGCCGCAGCCCCTAAATACTGACCTGCAATGGCTCCGATGAGTGGTGCTGCTGCTGGCATTAGAGAATCCTGAAATACCTTGCTTCGACTGAATCCAGAGGAATCTTGACCATTCCTTCGGATTGGTGGAGTGAAACCATATATCCGCCCATGACAATATGGACACAATCATAAAGCCGATCAGAAACTACGGCTAGATCGCCCACACAAGACTCCTGAGCGGCGATCTCTGTCCAGCCCTCCGCTAGTAGCCCATCACACCAATTCGGCAATTCTGCGGCAAATTTGGCGGCTTCTTTCAGATTGGAATACTTGCCCTGAACGCGCTTCAGCCAGCCACGGTCTTGCAGCTTGTCCAGCCATTCCAGGGCCAAAGTGTTGCAGTCATTCCAGCCCCAAGCGAACGGCTTGCGACCTGCTTGGTCTAGGATGCGGACGAGTTCGATTTCAAGCGCAGGAATCACGATGCCTTGCCCCAGAGGATTTCTTTGTTGATCTCAGAGGCAAACTCAAAGCCCTTGTCGCCATCGAAATAGATTTGCTGCTCAGAGTCCGTCGTGTGTCGTCCAGGTCTGCGTTCAAAGTCTACCCATTGAGAGGCGACTTCCATGCCAATCGTACAGCTTCCGTCATCTGGGTTTTCGGCAATAGATACGCCAGAGATTCTGCCGGAGAAGATCAGAACTGGGTCGGAAATTACCGCTTCCGCATTGTTTAGGAAAGCCTTGTATATGTTCACCGTGCGATCAATGTAATTCTCAGACAAGAATAAACTTACATAAACTTGATCCACGCCAGAAAGTGATCCTGTTACAGAACTGACTTGTAATTCAGCCGTTTCTTCAATATCGCTGAAACTCAAGAAATGACCGAGCGCCGTGTATTCATTGCTGTCCCATTCAATCGTTCTGGCAGCATCAGTCATGTAATAGGTACTGCCATCGAACGCAAGTTGGACGAGATGAACCGGAAAATTAGAATCCGCTCCGATCTCAGTCAGAACAGAGGCCGATGCGCTGCGATCCATTAGATGATCTCAATGAGTTGTAGATTGAACTCGTAAATGTTCGGTGGGCCGGCGGCGAATTCCTGCGTGTCATTGACCAGCGATACAGTGAACGGAACATCGCTGACCGTGATCGATTCATTATCGGAAATATCAGTCACGAGCGGTGGTTCAATGGTCAGCGTGGCATTGCCAGACCCATCGGAGGTCGCATCTGCCGTGACCATGTACACCTTATTGTGGCCGGAGAACTTCAGAAAATCCCCCGCCTTGAGTGCGGTAATTGAGTTCGTCCAGCCATCCGTCACAATGGTATTGTCGCCGGCAGATTGCGCGCCGTTCACAAGCGGAGTCCCGGTAGCCGTTCCCTGCGGATCAGATACCACAGGCGGGACAAAGGTGAATATCTCAAACTGCCCGCGCTGTGCGATGCAGAACGCATAGACCGGCGCAAACTCGCTGCGGGTCATTGGCGGATAGTTCACCTCGAATGCCCAACGCTGCCCACCACGGCGGCGGACTTGGCGTTTCATAGATTGAGTTTCAGATACCAGAGTCGGGGTGAACGAGGAAACCTTGATATCCGCTGGTACTGGTGAAGTCGGAAATGTGCCACTCATCCCATCGGCCCTCTGCGTCCGCGTTTATTGAATGCGTTTTGAACGATGCCCACGATCTGCGGTGCGCTCTGCTGAATCGCTGCCATTGTATCGCGAGAATCCCAGGACTGAATGTTGTAGGTGATCTGTACAGGTTGCGGGGCTGCTGCTGCAACTGGCATCCCTGCGCGATGGTCAATCACGGTTTCATTCGGGTGAAGCATGGCTGGGAATCCACCCAGACCATCCATGCCGCCTGATCGAGAACCGCCACCCGTAAATCCGCCACCAGCGAAGGATGGTAAGAGAGAGCCAAAGTCAAAGCTACCGATAGACTGATCTAGGAATCCGGCTAATGGAGCCGTGATCGTCTTTCGAATTTGCATCCGAAGAATGTCTGCAAGAATGGAATTTGCCATATTCTTGAAGGCATCGCTTACCGATTGAGTCTGCATGATAAGGCCGACCAACCCATCTTCCATAGATTTGAGGCCTTCAGCCGCAGCCTTGTCCATCTGCTTACTGCTGAATTCAGTAACCTGTGCCAGTTTCTCTAATTCGGTCGTGCTGCCCTTAAGTTGTTCCTGGGCGCGATCATAGACAGCGATCTGCTCAATCAGGGCTTCCGTTTGCTTTCTCTGTGTGTCGGTGAGATCAAGCTGAACAGCTTCATAAGCAATGGTATCAGCGCGGCTTTTGCCAAGCAGGGCAACCTGTTTCTCTAGGCTCAGAATAAACTTATCGCCTTCTGCCGTGCGGCCCGACTCAATCAATCTAAGGCGCTGCTCTGCGTTTGACAGTTCGCCAATGATCGTGACGCGTTTTTCTTGCAGTTCATTGACTTTAGCGTTGTAGTCAATAATACCAACAGCTTCAGGATCAAGCTCTGCATCTTCTTGAGCTTTCCGCAAAGCAACTACAGCTCGTTGATTGGCTTCAATCTCTGCGCGAAGTCTTGCGACATTCTTGCGTTCTTCTTCTGCGGCTTTTGCGCGATTCTGCTGAAGTAGCGCTTTTTGTGCTTCGGTTAAGCTGCCGGTTCTAGCGCGGAGTTCATCGATCTCCTTGCTCAAGTCTTTGGTGCTTTTCGCAGTTTCGAATAGAGCAGGAACCAAGTTCATCGCCAGCGATGCAGCCAAACCAGCAATCGCGCCGAGAAGTGGAACGCCGAGAACGAAACCTAAGTCAGCCGCCTGTTGGGACAGCGCAAGCATTGGATTTGTGCCGCCCTGAATCTGGCCGACTAACTGCTGAACCTGAATACCAGCCTGACCCGCAGTTCTGCCCATCGTGGACAGATTGCCACCGAATCGTGTGGTGGTTACGCCGGTTGATGTTGCCGTCCGCGATAGCGTCTGCATCTCGCGGTTGGTCTTGTTGATAACCTGAGAGGCGCTATCTTGGGCGGTGATTCGGATTTTTATTTCTTCCGCTGTTGCCATCTTGCGCCTTCCGTTTCAGATTAAAGTATGCGATCCAACCGTTGAACTCCTCTATCGTCATTTCCCCTAGTTCGTCGAGCGTCTTATGCAAGATCTCGGCTAGGGCGTACTGCGACTTCAGCAGCGGATCGCTTTCTAGTTTCCCTCGAAGTCCTCAACAGACTTCGTTTCCGTCATTTTGTTGGCAATTCTGGACAAGACATTTGGATCTACTGAATTCAAAAGCGACATACGGTCGCCAATGTCAAATACAGGATCTCCGGACTTGTCGAGCGCCTTGAGGATGATCAATCGAGCGACAAACTCAATATCGTCCTCTTTGGCAAACTTCAACAGCTTTTTTTTCTCGGCCAGCGTTAGCGGCTTCGAGTAAAGCACGGTCGGATTGCCCTGCTCATCTTCCCATTCAGGAATCACAATCTCTGTAATTTCCTGCTTGTCAAAATGCGCCTTTGCGCGTTCCAGAATTGACATATTCCTCTCCGATGAGGCCGAGCATAGTGTCTTAGCGGCAGGCAGGCTCGGATTCTGCTTTTCGGGAATGACCCTAGCCGCTAAAGACCTAGTTTTAAGCTACCGTGCCCCAGGTGACTGCGCCGTTCGCTTCAAAGCTGAAGGTTGACTCAACCATGCCATCGAAAGAGGCAGACACACCAGCTTCGGTGATGATTGCGCTCAGACTGGCATAGGTGTCGCCAGAAGTTGCGCCTTCCGGATACAGGTTCAGGGTTACTTCTGCGCCCACAGTCATTGCGCCTTGACCGGTAGTATCCGCTTCATCCCAGAACGCAGTAATCGAACCTGAAGCCGAGGTAAGACCTGGCTTGCGGGTACGAGCTGAATCGCCCATTGAAGTATCTTCGATCGTATCTGCCGTTTCAGAGAGGCTCCAATCCCGCACTTCCGCAACGGTATTGGCTCCAACCTTCACAACGCCTTCGCTGCCAGTATGGTTTGCCATTGCATTTTCCTCTAGTTAAAAGCCGGGATCGGCTCGGTTAAAAATCAGGTAGTTCCTCGCGTGAAATCATACATCACGCGGACAGTTACGATAATTCCACCGATCGGGTCAATCGCGCCCTCATCGGTTTCTATTGAAATGACTTGAGTGTCTTTGGCATAGCCGCCACGAGTGCGGTCAGTATCCAATGCCTCTTCAATCGCCTCGATCAGATTGTTCCTAGCCGTGTCGATTGTTGCCGCCTTCACGAATCCAACCAAGCTGTAATCAATCGTTCCAAATCTCTTGATGTCAGGCCCGCCGATAGTAGCGTCCTCACGGCTCTCTGAGGCCGTCTGAACGAGGATCGCTGGAAACTGGGCGTTAGATAGCTTCTGGAAGTCGAACGGCTCTCTAGTGACATAGGAGGCGCTTACAGGGCTACTCATAGCCTGCAATGTGGTCACGATGTTCGCTGCGATAGATTCGCGGAGGCTCATTTCATCAATTCCTTGCGGAACAGGTTAGCTAGTCGTTTTGCCTCGCCCTGGTTGAATCCAAAGAATTGGCGCTTGCGATTGTTCCATGCTGCTTTCGCTGCTTCTTCGCGGCGTGAAAAGTAGATGCTTGCAAAGTTACCATCTGCCTTGCTTATCATGCTTCCCAGCATATTTCCGCGAACCATAAGATTCACGATGCCAGAAGGATCGCCGGAGAATGCGCGAGTGGACTTGCCAGCAGGCCAACCTTCAGCCTTGCGCTTGGCATAGGACGGAACATACGGCGCAAACTTGCCCATATACCCGATGCCTTTTTCGGTGCGCTCCTTGATGATCTGAACGCCAAGCAAAGCCGTCCGACTGAGGGCTTTCGTAATTCCCTCAATCTCAGGCAGCTTCGGCAGTTCGATTGTGATGTTCACCGAAACAAGCGTCCAAAATGACGCGGTTTCTTTTCCGCGTTTGTTACTGTGCCGTCATTGTCCGCATCGTATTCGACGCCGTCTTGAAATACCTGTTCCATTTCCTCGCCAAAGCGGGCGCGGTAGAACTCGATCATATTTTGGAAGCGGTCGCCATCAACCCAGTTTGTCAATTGCGGGAGGGCGTACTTCCAGAGAACCAGATAGCTTGCTGCTCTAGTCCATTGGGAATCTGTAAGGAGGGTTGGATCTAATTCGCCGGCAAATCCGGTTTTGTCCCACCATTTATTGCGGATCTCGCGCTCGATGTCTGCTTGTGCGCGGGCGTGTTCGTCTGTGAACGACGCAATGCCAAGCGACAAAATATCGGGCAGCAAAGCCGTCAAATCTGAGTCTGTGCTGAATGCCATTTGCTATCCCCTAATGTAGAAAAACCCAGCCCCCTTTCGGGGGCCAGGTTATCAGGGCTTAGAGGCCTGCGTCGAAGTACATTTCTACGCCGTAGGAATCATCCAGCTCGCCGACACCGTAGATGGCGGTAGCATTCAGTTCCC